CGTTATTAGACAATGTTCGGTAATGTTCGCTTAATGTTCGTAATGTTCGGTAATGTTCGCTTCAGTCCGAACATTATGCTCCTGTAGCAAGTAGTGGTAGGACGTGCCTAGAGTTGCTTGGGTTTACCTATCAAATCTTTGTATATCTTATTAAATCTATTTTTTTTTATAATGTTCGTTTTTAGTAAAATTACGCACGGACATTGTGGCGGACCCATCTATTGTTCGTTTTTCCTCGCCTTCTCTCCCTCCCCTCCCGCAGGTCTTCATACAGCCCGAACAAGCGAACATTCGAACATTACTTATTTATCAATGACTTACTTGCGAACAATAGCCGAACATTACACAGAACAACAGAACATTACACTTCTAGCCACTCCCTACTACGCCTGATAGTCGCTTGACAAGCCCTGCTACCTTTGATATAATGGGCCTGTATTTTTATGACATGTTGTACCAAGGGGTCGAGACCTGACCCCACATTAGCAAGACCTAATAACGGTGTTATTAGGAACCACACTAGGAGAGCAAGAATGAGTGATATAGATACAGCAGTACCCGCAACACCAGAGAGCGGCATTGACGCTGCCACCACCGTTGTGAAGTTCACGCACCGCGCATGGAACACAACACGCAAAGCCAAGGATGCAGACAAGGCAGTCATAGAGAAGTTTAGGAATCAGGAAGGCTCCAGCACTGTCAGTAAAGATTTACTGGGAGGTAAGAACACACGAGGTGGTGCGCTGGTGCGGGAGATCAACAACATCGACGGCACGTCTCGCAACTACCACTACGCCAACACCGTCCCACTGTTGGGTGCACGCTCACTGGGTGTGCTGCCTAACTCCAGATTCGCGGAGTTTGTCGAATGGTTCTCAGAGCGCAAGAGTCAGGTCTGGTACCCCAAGGTGCAGGAGTTCCTGCATGTATATGACGAGTTGTACGCGGAGTTGGAGGTGCAGGGTTTCAGTGAGTTGGCCGATGGTCTTGGCCTGTTGTTCGATCCGTCCCAGTACCCGACGCCTGAGGTCATGCGTGGTTACCCCGACCCCGTACGTGTTGAGGCTCTGAAGGTGCAGGGTAAAACATTAGAGGAGGCACACGACATCGCGTTTGCCGAGGAGGCATCCGATCCGTTCTATACCAAGGAGCAGTTGCGCCGTTCCGGTATGTTCCGGTTCGGGTTGGAGGGTCCGATGCGCTTGGGCTCAATGATGGAGGCGCGGAGCAATCCCATCCTGAATATCGAGCGTGACGCAGCCGAGGCGCTCCGGGATCAGATGGTTGCTGCACATCAGGGCATGGTCAACGGGGTAGTTGAGGATGTATATGCAGTGGCCGTGGACCGACTGACCCACCTAGGCGAGCGACTCGACTACTCCGATGATGACCAGAAGAAAGTGTTCCGCAGCAGTATCACATCGAATCTGGAGACAGCGTTAAAACTGTTCGATGCGCTGCCTGCTACGGACACCAAATCGCAGCGGATCAAGCGTGACATTCAGGACCTGTTGCAGACCATCGGTGAGCCTGAGGCGCTCCGACACAGTGAGACACTGCGGGTCACCACTAAAGCCAAGGTCGATACGATCCTCAAGGATCTGACGGTATTCGACATTTAACAATCACACACAACACCAACAACCCAACCAATCCTAATAACACCCGTTATTAGGAATCACACGAGAGAGAAACGTAATGAACTACATGGAAAAAGCACTGGATATTTACGAAGTAGTCGAAGGCATCCTCAGCTACGGTCCGGGTATCACAACGCTAATCAACGGCCCGATGGGGAACGGCAAGACGCAGGGCATATCCAGCCTACTGCGGGAGCGACTGCCCACCCATGACGTAATAATCATCAACTGTGCAGGTATGCAGGACCAAGGCGATCTGTCGATGCCTGCCAACCTGAACGATCTCAAAGAGGAGAAGTTCGTAAAGTTCACGCCACGCGCCGGGTTGGGGTTCGACTCCGAGCGTCCTGTGATACTTATCCTTGACGAGATTTGGAAGGCTCCGAAGGCGTGCCATAACACTATAGGCGACACGGTGAACGAGCAGAGGATGAATGACTACCACCTGCCGGAAGGTTCGTACGTGATTGGCCTGTCGAATCTGGAGGCCGAGGGTCTGGGTGATGAGATCGGTGCCCACCTCAACGACCGGGTAGTGGAAATCTTCATGAAGCCGTTGTCCGTGGATGACCTGCTCGTGTACGGCGCAGCCAATGGTTGGGACACCACCATGCTGACGTTCATCAAGGAGACTCCAGCAGTCACAGATATATTTTTAGAGCACGCAGATCCCGAGTCCAATCCGTACATCTACCATCCGCAGTCCACACGTAAGAAATTTTTCTCGCCACGTAGTGCGGAGCGTGCGTCTACGGTTCTCAAGGGTCGTGCCGCACTCGTGGACCGGATAGGTGTCGCAAGCGCCAACCGCATCATATCCGCAGGGGTGAATGGTTCGGTGGGTGAGGTCGCTGGCGAAGCACTCATGGCGATGGTCCGACTGGGTGATGATCTCGTCTCATTTGATCAGATCAAGGATGACCCCGATGGCACTCCTGTCTCATCGAATCCTGCCGCCAACTACCTGTTGTTATTCAAGGCGCTTGCCGCAGTGGATCGTAGTTGGGTGGACCAGTGGATGACGTACATGTACCGACTGCCTGCCGAGGTGCAGATGCTGTTCATGATGATAGCAACGCGCAACGAACCGAAGGCGGGTAGCTCCACCGATGCTATCGACAAGTGGCGGAAGCGTCGTGACTTTATATCCAGCGCCAAGGGTGCAGGCGACTGGCACATGGCTAACAAGCACCTGTTCGCATAAGGAGAGAACAACAATGGCACTTATAAATACAGCAATGAATGTTTCGCCTGTGCAACGTATCGCTATGGCGAAGGCACAGATCATAGAGCATGAGGCGGCAGCAGGATGGAACGCTGTTGTCATGGTGGGAGAGGATCGGGTAGTCGATGATGTGGCAACTGCCTGTACCGATGGCTACCTCACGCTCTACGGCAGGGAGTTCATCGGAGGACTCAACGACGCGCAGTTGCGCTATCTGGTCTGCCACGAGAACGGGCACGAGTTAGGGCAGCACATGTTTGCCTATAAACATCTAACGAAGCTCAACCCAATGTTAGCCAACATGGCGATGGACTTTTGGGACAACCTGTTTATCGAGGATACGTTCCGCAACTATCCGGGGTTTGTCGAGCGTCCATGCGAGGGGCTATGCATTGACGAGAAGTACCGGGGCTGGTCTGTGCCAGAGATCTTTTACGACCTGTACGAGCAGGGCGAAGGTGATGGCGAAGGTGATGGCGAAGGTGATGGCGAAGATGATGGCGAAGGTGGTCAGGGTGGTGGGGGTGGTGGTTCCAGTACCGATGATGGTCAACCCGTACCTCTCGATGACCACAATTTCGACGGGCGTACGCCTGACGAAGAGGAGGAGATCAAGCGCAAGATCAATGACGCTATACGGCAGGGTAAGTTTGTTGCAAGCAAGGTCAGTGGTCAGGCAGGCGAGCTGGACTTTGACGAACTGACGTTACCCAAAATTAATTACAGAGAGGTGATGCGGGACTTCACCCGTAGCACGATGCGAGGCAACGACACCCGTACGTTCAGTAGGCCCAACCGCCGGTATCAGGCTCACAGAATATATCTACCATCCGGTATATCGGAGCGGGTGGGTCCGCTGGTGCTCGCCGTTGATACATCGGCATCGATGTGGATGGACAACGTGTTCACCCGGTGTATGTCGGAAGTGGCTGGGATATGCAAAGAGGTCAAGCCAGAGCGTGTGAGCATCGCGTACTGGGATACCAAAGTGTGGCCGCTGGAGAACTACGAGCCAGCCGACTACGACAACATCGCTAAGACGGCCAAGCCGTTAGGCGGTGGTGGTACTACAGTGGCAGTAGTGCCCGAGTATCTTCGCAAACACAAGGTAAAACCTCAGGCTGTAGTTGTGTTCACCGATGGAGATATATACGACGGTGACTGGGGTAACTGGGACTGCCCGGTGCTGTGGGTGGTCATCAATAACAAAGACGCGCATCCGACTGTGGGCAAGGTAGTCCACGTCACCGATGCCGACATAATGCTTTAGGAGAGAGACATGAGAAAAGAATACCGAGTTATGTGGGCTGTTGAGGTCTCAGCGGAATCCGCCATCGAAGCTGCCATAGAGGCCAGAGACATTCAACTGGACAACCGTCAGTTCAATCATACGTGGGATGACTACCACCTCTTTGAGGTGCTGGAGGTTCAAGACGACGACATCCGAATACAGAAGGTGGTGGTAGAGGAGGATGAAGATGGGGGTTCCGTTGGGACACTTGACGAAGAACGATGGAGCATGGACTTCGATCCTTCGGCTAAACGAATCCGCATAAAGGAATGATGAATCATGATCCCTGATTATTTACTGACTAGGAATCTCGACTACCTCAATGATATGGCAGAGCGGAGTGGGTGGACGACCGAGGGGTACTTCCACACCCGTGTATATAAGTTGGAGCGGATAGCCGACAGCCCCACTAGCAAGTGGCACCTATGGTACGAGGATAACCTCACAGGTGCGGTTGATTCCCCCCGAGGGTTTCGACTGCCACTCGCAAAGGAGGTTATGCATCACCGGCTCGACGCATATGTTACTGGTTACGAGGATGCACTACGGGCGCAGAACCCCGGTGCGCTTGCCAAGATACAAGAAAAAAATTCACACACAGAAGAGAGCATTTAGTTATGGGTATGGTTAACAACATTCTAGCAGCAGATCGTAAGTACCCAAGCACCCCTGTTTCAGATGCAATACATGCGTCTAGGATTAAGTCACCTGCGTTCTGGGACGGTGACCCTTCATCCCGATGGAGCATCGAGTGGATAAAGGAAATCCTAGACTACGAGCACCGACACTCCCCGACGTATCCTAACTGGATCTTGACCGACCGCATCGTAGATACGGTGTCGTTTATTTACCGTGCGTGTAACGTGGACGGACGCCTACGGGTTGTTCCGAAGTCTGGACTCCGTGGGCCGACATCGCCGGTAGCATTTTCTGTCTACTTTGAGGGGCAACCTTTTACTGTTGCCACGGTGACAGTAGATGATCGGATAAATAATAAACGGTGGCAGGTCTACTCCCATCGAATACGCAACTACCGCTACGACCCCGTTAGCAAAGGGCACTACATTAACAGCACCGACAAGTGGAGCCGCGCACAGGATATTCTGGCTAGAAATATACGCTTGGAGCCCGATGAAGCAATCGCGGCTCGGATGCTATACGACATTGGCCTAGCGTGGGGGGCGAACAAACGAACGAACACGGACCTGCTGGACGATGCTGTAAAAGATCTTATCTTTGGGTCCAAGGACCCCAACACTAAATACGGGAGTTACTACGGTATCTCTTCGAAAATACCTGTGTTCGATCTACCTCCCCTCAAAGAGTTGTACCACGCAATACAGGGGGGCTACGTCCCCTCAGACGGTACGTTAGCCGGTAAGTTTTCTAGGGTGCTGGAGTTGGAGCGTATCAGCGGGGCTCCTCCCGAGGCTATGACGTTTGTTATGTCCCGGCACCCCGAGGGCGCGAAGCTGCTAGTGGTCAATAGGGTCAACGCGATGCAAGCGCCTAATCAACCGCCATCATTACTCAGACATCGCAGACAGTTAGTGTACGGGGCGCGGAACTGGGACAACGCGGAGGACTGGAGCAAAGACATGGACTGGGCGCATGTGTCCAGACTGACCCAGAAGGTGGTCATTGATCCGGACGCACCGTACCTACCGCAAGTGGCCCGACTGCGTACGGTCCCGGTGGCACTGATAGAAGTTTCTGACCTGTTGCAGCAGGTCCCTGTGTCTTTCCGTGACCGACTGCTACCGGTCTACTCCTTAGAGGATGAGACCGAAATGCCCGGTTGGGGCTACCGCCATAATGAGGACAACATGTGTATCTACGGGTCCCCGTACTAGTTGACACATTATGCTTGAATCCGGTACGATCCACTACGTAACCTTCAACCCCGACAACATTACCGTTCGTACAACAACATTCGGTAGTGACGAGCAGGGGTTGAAGGATTACACAAACATTAATGATTTACCTGTATGGATGCATCGCGCAGTGGCAACACTGTTCGCAGTTCCTGAATCGTCTCAGCACCGGGAGATTGAGGGTATAGGTAGACGGCTCAGCGCAGATGTGTTCTGTGTTTACGAGCCAGTAGATCTCTAGGCCAGCCTGATTTTTCAGGTGTGTGAGCGGGTCCGCCCCACCCGTTGGCCCAACGGGGCACTTCACATTTGATACCAGTTCGGAGAGCAAGAAAAATGAATATAGACAGTCTAGTACTCAAGTCCCTCGTTAACGGTTTCTATACGATTCAGCGTAATCGCATTCAGATCGGTAACGCGGTGGTGGCGAATTTTAAGGACAAGATCGGCCAGAACCCCGGCGAGTCCGAGGAAGAACTAGAGGTAGACGCGAAGCTGTTGCTGCAGAACCTGCGCCGTTCTTATACCCGCATAACGGATGGGGTGGCTCGCCTGACCCCACGCAATTTCAAACAGGACGGTCACATCTCCACGTTCTCGGAAGTCGCCTTGATAGAAATGTATGACAGCCTGATGGAAGCGGAACAGGATGCGGAGAAGCGTATCCAACAGGCGGTCAAGGAGTTCCCAATATACAAGGTGTTCCTTGAGGACGTGAAGGGTTGCGGTCCAATGATGTCTGCTGTAGTTATTTCACAGTTCGATATTTATAAAGCCGAGTACCCGTCGAGCCTTCACGCTTATGCCGGTCTCGATGTCGTCAACGGTAAGGGTCGTTCACGTCAGAAAGAACATCTCGTTGACCAGACATACACCGATGCCGAGGGCAAAGAACAGACCAAAAAAGGAATCTCGTTCAACCCGTTCGTGAAAACGAAGCTGGTTGGGGTGCTGGGCTCATCGTTTATCAAATCCGGGGGTCCATACCGCGAGGTGTACGATAATTATAAGACGCGGTTACAGAACATGCCTGCCCACGCAGAAAAAACTAAGGGACATGTTCACAACATGGCAGTGCGCTACATGGTCAAACGATTCCTGACCGATTTGTATAAGGCGTGGCGTGCACTGGAAGGACTGCCCGTCGCCCCAGAATACTCCGAGGCCAAGCTCAAGATTACACACAAGGTAGCGTGATGGATTACGCCAATTTGACGTAGACACCCAACCCATGGAAGCGAGTCAGAGTACGTGAATTCACCCAGCGTGGTCGAGCGAGTCAAAACGAAGTATTCCCCCAATAGCCGAAAACGAGTCATACGAGCGGAGTCACCCACCTTCATAGAACGAGTCATCCGAGCGGAGTCACCCAAGATTACAAAACGAGTCAGGATTTAGGAGTCACCCATAATCTACTAACGAGTCAGGACCACCTAGTCACCCACGGAGCTTAAACGAGTCATTCTGACTGATTTCCCCATGACAACTAAACGAGCCATGGTTGGCTAGTCACCCAATGAACTAAAGCGAGTCAGAGATCTATAGTCGCCCATTCGGTAAAAACGAGTCACCAGACGATAAATAACTCAGACAACATAAACGAGTCATTACCGGCAAGTCACCCAACGCACTCAAGCGAGTCAGGTGGACCTAGTCACCCAATGGATTCAAGCGAGTCACACAGAGCGATCCACCCACATGCATGAAACGAGTCATTCCATCGTAGTCACCCAGTGATGCCGAACGAGCCATATGAAGTTAAACCACTCAGAAGGTCCAAACGAGTCAAAGTAAGGAAGCCATCCACATCCATTAAACGAGTCAAAGACATTTAGTCACCCAGAAGCGTAAAACGAGTCCCGACAGTTTAGTCACCCAGCGCTATGAAACGAGTCAGCACACAAGCGACACACTCAAAAACAATAAACGAGCCAAAGCTGGAAACACACCCAGTCCTCTTCAGCGAGTCATCATCAAAGATTCACCCGCGATGAATGAACGAGTCAGAGTGTGCAATTCACCCCACGACCCTTAACGAGTCATTACGACTAATCCACCCAGAAAACGCTAACGAGTCAGAAGCCCCTAAGTCACCCATCAATTGCTAACGAGTCAGAACTACACAAAAAAATGTCACAGGAGTTGCCTATGACCCCAGAAGGCAAGGTTAAAAAGAAAGTTACCTCGATACTGAAACAGTTGGGAGCGTACTACTTCTACCCGGTCACCGGAGGATACGGTAAGAGCGGCGTACCCGATATTGTCGGGTGCTATGACGGTAGATTTTTCGGTATAGAGTGTAAGGCCGGTAAGAATAAACCTACTGCATTACAGGAGAAAAACTTAACCGACATCGCTGCCGCTGGTGGTATAGCAATAATAATCAATGAAAATAATATCGAAGAAGTTACTTACCACCTCACAGGTGAGACAGTTCATCCAGACCAATTGGATTTATTCAAAGGTCATGGACAAAAGTAGCACCGATTGGGAGGAAGCTATTTTGTGGGCGTACATAGCTCACAATATGGCCCCAAAGTATTCACCCATACGGTGGTTTTTTAAGGCATCCCTATGGTATGCCCGGCACATGCGTAGACGCGCACAGATAAGAGAGGAGAGAGACAATGACCAACAACGTTAACGGAGAGAGCAAGGCAGATCGCATACGTGCGTACATGGACGCTAACCCAGACGTTACGGTGGCGGAAGCCGCGAAGGTGCTAAAGGTCACCCGGAACTACATCTACGTGATTCAACGTCAAAACAACGGGCGCAAAAAACACTCTCGTAGGAAAACCTCCACTAAAAAAACAGCCCATGTTGATGCCTTTTATCGCACCCCGCCGGACCCAGCGGACAGTTACCAAGTAGATGGGGACCACTACACTGCACTAGCGGTGCGCCCGTGGGATGCAATGCAGTCGTGGATGACCGACGACCAATTCGTCGGGTACCTCAAGGGCAACGCCATCAAGTACATCGCGAGGATGGGTAAGAAAAACAGTTCTGATCTGCAGAAAGCGCAGCACTACATGCAGAAGCTCGCGGAGGTGCTTGCGAAGTAATGGACTTAATAACCCTAGATTTTGAAACATACTACGACAAGGAGTATTCACTCAGTAAGTTAACGACTGAGGAGTACGTGCGTGATCCTAGATTTGAAGCCATCGGCATAGGAGTCAAGGTAAACAATGGACCGACCGAATGGGCATCGGGTACACATACTCAGCTTGAAAAATATTTCACAGAGTTCGACTGGTCGAACGCTATGGTACTGGCCCATAACACTCTGTTTGATGGGGCTATACTCTCTTGGCGCTTTGGTATTAATCCTAGGGTCTATACCGATACTCTTTGCATTGCCCGTGCTTTACATGGGGTGGAAGTTGGTGGAAGTCTCAGGGCGTTGTCTGAGAGATATTGCATAGGTGAGAAGGGGCTAGAAGTTAACGACGCGATAGGTAAACGTCGCAAGGACTTCACACCTGCCGAACTGGATAGATACGGGGACTACTGCGTCAACGACGTAGAGTTAACGTACAAGTTGTTCCACATATTCCTACAGAAAGGGTTTCCTAAAAAAGAACTACGGTTAATCGACCTGACGCTGCGTATGTTCACGGACCCCGTAGTTGATCTGGACCTGCCCCTGCTGGAAGAGCACCTGCAACGCACCCGAGATAGTAAGGATGAGTTGCTATCCCGTGCGGATGTGGCTAAAGAAGATTTGATGAGTAACCAGAAGTTCGCTGGGCTTCTGGAGGGTCTGGGTGTCGAACCTCCGTTAAAGATCTCACCTGCAACGGGCAAGGAGACGTTCGCGTTTGCGAAATCCGATGATGGGTTCACCGCCCTTGCAGAACATGACAACCCCAAGGTCCAAGCACTAGTGTCCGCGAGGTTAGGTAATAAAAGTACCCTAGAAGAAACGCGGACCCAACGGTTCATCGACATAGCAAAACGGGGGAAGTTACCGATACCTGTGCGGTACTACGCTGCACATACCGGACGGTGGGGTGGTGACGACAAGGTGAACATACAGAACCTACCGAGTCGTGGCCCTAACGGTAAACGTCTGAAGTACAGCATCGTTGCACCTGAGGGTCATACAATGATCGACGCCGATTCCTCTCAGATAGAGGCACGGGTGTTGGCATGGTTGGCGGGGCAGGATGATCTTACAGAGGCATTCGCTCGTGGTGACGATGTGTATATCGCAATGGCCTCACGGATATATAACGTACCTGAAGATGAAATCACCAAGGAGCAGCGGTTCGTCGGTAAGACTACTATTCTCGGTGCCGGGTATGGCATGGGGGCAGTACGATTTCAGGACCAGCTAAAAGCTTTCGATACGTCCGTCAGCCTAGATGAAGCACGAAGAATCATAAATATCTACCGGGAAGCCAACTGGAAGATCAGTCAGTTCTGGCGTGACGCGCAACGGGCGTTGCAGGCTATGCACAACAACGAAAACTTTGCGTTGGCACCGAACGTACTACAAGTGGATAGCGCCAACAGCGGGATCAAGCTACCGAACCAACTGCTGATACGGTACGATGATCTTCAAGCCGAGCCGAGTGAGCGAGGTGTGCAGTTCTCTTATAAAACTCGTAGGGGCCGCACCAAGATATACGGTGGCAAGGTGACGGAAAACATCTGTCAGGCGTTGGCGCGTTGCATAATCGGTGAGCAGATGTTGGAAGTGGCGAAACGGTACAAAGTCGTGCTTACAGTGCACGACTCTATCGTGTGCTGCGTGCCGGAAGATGAGATTGATGTCGCAACGAGCTACATCGAGACCGCTATGAATCGTTCCCCGGCATGGGCACTTGGACTGCCCATCACATGCGAATCGGGAATCGGAAAATCATATGGTGAAGCCGCAGACAACGCATAAGATTGCACCGTGGTCGTACTCAAAAGCCAAGAGCTTTGAGACCTGCCCTAAGCAGTTCTACCATGAAAAAATACTACGGGAGTACCCATTCACTGAAACAGAGGCCATCCGTTACGGCAATCTGTTCCACACAGCGGCTGAAAAATTTATACGGGACGGTACGCCTATACCCGAGAAGTTCTCGTTTGCGATACCAGTTTTGAAGTCGTTGCGGGACAGGTATGGGGAGAAACATTGCGAACTAAAAATGGGGCTCACCGAAGATCTGGAGCCCTGTGGTTTCTTCGATAAAAATGTTTGGTTCCGTGGCGTCGTAGACCTGTTGATCGTGGCTGACGACAGGGCATGGGTGATCGACTACAAGACGGGGAAGAGCGCACGATACGCGGACGTAGGACAGTTAGAGCTTATGGCGATGGCTACGTTTAAACATTTCCCTACTGTCAAAAAGATTAACGCGGGACTCTTGTTCGTAGTGAGCGATGAGTTCATACGCGAAAAATATTTCTCATTTGATGCAGACAGTCTATGGGATAAATGGCTGACTCGCTATCAGACGATGCAAGCGGCGGCAGACAACGATGTCTGGAACCCTATACCTAGTGGGCTATGCAGGAATCACTGTCAGGTGGTTGTATGCCCTCATAACGGAAGGAACTAACAATGCGTAGGCGAGACTACAAAAAAGAATACCAGCAACAGAAGGCACGGGGCGAACATTCTGATCGGATGGAACGTCAACGTGCACGTCGCAAGATAGATAAAAACGGTAAGGACGCTAACAAAAA